TCTGCAGGGTCACTACCCTCATCCTCAATTGAACGATATCTAAATCTATCTTTTAAATCGTTTATCAGAGTTCCTTTTTGTCTATCAATTTCTTCGTTAGACATTTTAAATATATTTTCATATACCCACTCTTTTGATAACATATTTAAACCAGCGATATCTTGCGCCAATCTAATTTTTTCACTCCACAAGTTTACTTTCTCTTGTTCGTAAATTGTAGATGGATTTACTAATGATAAATCAAAGTTTGTCATCTCCGTATCTGAAATACCTTGTGAGTATAAATGTACAATGGCAATTTTACTCAATTCAGACACAATAATTCTTTGTATTCTTTCTATTGTTCTTGCGAACCTTACATCTTCTGCAGCTAATGTTGCTTTACCGTTAATTTGTTCTTCATATCCTAAGTAGGCTTTTGGAATTTTTAGTGCTGCAAATAATTTAGCTTTTAAGTAATCAATATCATCTGTTGATGAATATTCTAATCCACTAAGATTATCAATTGATGTACCACTATCTCCACCCCTTACTGGTAGATAGAAATCTTCTGTTAGGTTTTGCATATTGTACTTTAAGTTGTACTCACCTGTGTTTCTATCTAAGAAAGGAACTTTCTTCATCTTGTTAATAATTCTTTGCATGTAGTTATCAACTTCGTTTGGTGGAATGTTACCAATATCAATTTTGAAAACTCTCTTCTCAGGTGCTCTCATGATTCTGTGAATCAACATAGCATCTTCCATCAAAGATAATTGTTTCCATAATCTTCTAGCGTTTTCAACCATTGATTTACCATATGGTAACCAGTTTGTATCTGCTAATAATCTAAAGTGTGCAATTTCCCAATTCTCATAATCAACTTTTCCGTTGATATCATCTTCTATGTGAAACTTTACATAGTTTGGGTTTTCTGGGTCTGTTCTTTCTAATCTTTCTGTATTGTATACTGAATAAGGAGTTACGTTTACAATACCTTTTCCTTCTGCCATCTCAAGACCTAAGAAGAAATCTCCATACTTACACATATTTCTTACCCATGGCCAAAGATTAAATTCAATGTTCATGATATCATAAAATAAATTGTGTAGTATTGCCTGAACATCTTCGTTTGAAGAACGAATAGTAAGTATGTTACCAAATTCGTTTTTAAGTGTAGATTCATCAGCAAATATGTCTAATGCAGATGCAATAATTGGGTCATTATCCATAGCATCGTAATCTCTGAATATTTCTCTACGAACTTGTTGGTAGGCCATGGATTGAGCTCCACCAGCCATTTCATATTGTGCTTTTTGTAGTTTAGTATATCTATCTCTTAAAGATGAGAGATTGGTTCGTTGTCTATCATCGGTATCTACAACTTTACGTCTACCTTTACTATCGACACGAACAATCGCCTGTGTTGAAAACAGACGGGTTAACCTACCAAAAAATGAAGTATCTGCCATTTTATTCTTATTTTAATTATAACCTATTACCAAGCTCTACAACTCCAATACCTTGCCTTATGTCTTGGGCCAGGATTATCACAGTTGTGTCTTGCTCTGAATGACTTCCTTCTTTGAGGGTCACTCTTTTTTATTTTCATTGTTTTTCCTTTTGCTGAAGAACCACCATGTCCAAAGTTAACTTTTACTACGTTACCTTGTGGATTCTTTACATATACTTTGAATTTTTTAACATCACCTCTCATTGGTTTACCAAGTTTAACTTTTCTTCCTTGATATTCCGCTTCGTTTACTTCTGGTTTGTATGCTTTTAAAAATTCAACAATCTCTTTGTAGTCTTGTTCATTCTCGCAATCGTATTCTTGTATCTCATCAGATTGTTCTCTGATTGTTTTTACAAAATTCGAATAAAGTGCCTTTGTTATTTCATCCATAATTAACTCCTATACTCTATAAATATATAATTTTTAAAGATTACTTAATTAACCAAGTTAAATCCTCATTCGAATCACCTACTTGTTGTTGCCATGGGTTATGTTCTAAATGATTCGGTAAAGAATTACCACCGTAAACTGCACCATGTGTTTGTGTTCCAATACCACCTAATGCTTTTTTAGTTAAATCAATTCCTTCTTGTCTTAATCGAAGTGCGGTATCTCTAACCCACAATCCAATTGCAAATGACATCGTTAAATCATCATTATAACCTTTCATTGCTTCAGCCCTATTACCATTCCATATAAATGTAAACATTTCATCAATTAATCTATGTGAACGAATTGTTACTGATTTATCTCTGAAATAATCATCTAATTTAGATATGATAAGTGGTCTTGTTTTAGATGTAGTACTAAATCCTGCAACCATACCTCTTTCTTCGGCACGATATCTATTTGTCATCTGATTTTCTACATCTACATATTTTAAATCCTTACTCATGTAGAATAAGTTTCCATATCCTCTATCAATTACTTGTTGAATTGTTGCCCAACCAATGTTTGCGTTTTCAATCACAAGTAATGCCTCGTTGTATTCAGTAGCAAGTGCAACTAAGAAGTTCCCAAATGCTTTTGTATCTAATTTACCTTTGTATTCAGCAACTTGAGTTGCCTCTTGTATATCAATTACATGACATGCCGAGTAATCACCACCATCACCTCTCGCAACATCGGCAACAACCATGTAACCTTTATTATAGTTTGGATATTCCCACTTCCAAAGGTTACTATCGAATCCTGTCTTTTCTAATGGTTCTTGACAGAATGATTCTTTATAGAATTGTAAAAGTTGAGGGTCTATAACCGTATCACCAGAAGAAACAAAATCACAATCACACTCTTGTGCTGCACCTTTTGGTCCTAATAGTATTTCTTGGTTATCCCTCCATTCTTGATTTCGTTCTGGATGTACACTCCAATGTAATCTAATAGGATTGAAACCATTTTCATCTTCTTCTGAACCTACCCATGTTCTATGAAAGAAATTACCCACACCATTTGGTGTTGAAAGTATAATAGAATTACCACCAGTAGATAATGTTGATTGTGCAGATATCCAAATCTCCTCAATATTATCAATAAACGCTGCCTCATCAAATACTAATAAAGATAGTGCTTCAGAACGGCCGGCATCACCACTTGAAGATGTTGCTTTTATCTGAGAACCATTTGAATACCTAAGAGATAGTTTATTATCTTCTATTGTTGTTTGTTTTAACCAAGTTGGTAATAAATCATTCATTACCCTAACCTTTGTTACAAGGTTTTTTGCTACTTCTTGTTTAGTTGCGATTACCAATACGTTGAAATCTTGATTGAATAACATTTTCCAAAGTGAAAACCCCGCAACTAAGGTTGAGATGCCTGTTTGACGGGATTTTAGAACAATATTGTACCTATGTCCATTGAATTCATTAAGAGTTTTTTCTTGAAACGGATATAAGTGAAAAGGAATTTTACCGCGTACCGGATGTTGTATCATACAATACTTCTTCATGAAGTGTATTGGGTCAGATGCACACTTCTGATACTCAAGTTTTATTATTTCCTTTAAACTTTGTTTACTCATTACTCTTTTTTACCCAATTTCCAATACATAGAACCACCAACAAACGGTTCTAACTTAGAGTTGCCAGTAAGAGGGTCTTGTATCTGATTGGATACACCTAAATCTAAACTAAACATTTTTTGTTTCTTAGTTTTTAGTAGTAAACTACCTCTAAGATTGTTTATAAAGTTAGGTTTATCAAATCCACCACCAAATCCTAAGTACCATTCATTTTTCGGTAACTCTTTTACAATTTTAGTATTATAAACTGTAGGTATTTTGAAATTCCATTCAATTTCTCTCGATTGTATTGAGTTTTGAGATATTACATCAGTTAAAATACCAAATCCTAAATCACCAGATGGTTTATTTCCAATAGAATCCGTAACCTCTGTTGGGAAATCGTATGCTAACTGTAAAGTATCAACAACTTTGTAAGATGCAAAATAATCTTGAATGATTTTCAATGTATCTACATCAATTGGTATCTCTACTTCTTTGATTACTTCTTTCGTAATATACTTTGGTATGTATTTTTGAACTACTACTTCTTTTTCTACAAAGACAGTATCTATTTTCTGTTCTAATAATTCAAATTGTTCACCATCAACTTCAACAAGTTCTTTGTCTCCGTTATACTCTGCATCACAACCTCTCATAAAGAGGATGATACCAATCAGGAGTAGAATAAATAATTCTCTCCATCGTTTTAATAATAAATTAAAGAATATGCTCATAATTTTTCTCCTTTATCCTGTCAAATAATATGTTTCTTTGTAATGATATCATTTCGATTTCTTCATTACTTCTCTCAATGAATCCAGCCATTTCTTCTTTCATTTCATCAACTGGTCTTGGTAGTACATATGAGTTGACTACTTTTCCTTTTTCATCAATTTCATCATACTGTTGTTTTAATCCATCCATCGATTGTTTTATTTCTTCAAGTTTGAACAACCCAACCTTGATTCTTTCTGTAAGAACTCTATAATGTGCGTAATCTTCTAAAATACCTGCCTCTTTTAACTCTATAGATAGTTCAGACATACAATTTATACAATATCCAAACTCTTTTATGGATTTTTTGTTGTTGGTACTAAATTTACCAACATGAGAACAATCTTTATTCTTACATTTCTCTAAATCTGCGAGATATTTCCTAATATCCTCGAAAACATCAGAGTTTTTACCTTGTTTTACAATATAACCTTCTTTTTTCTCGTATTTGTAGTGTTCATCTTCCCAAACATCACCTACTTTACGTTCAATCTTCTTTCCTTCATAACCGATTTGAGTATTTTTATCATACTCACCAGTTTTAACCATATCTACCAACTTTCTACGAGTTGGATGCATAAATTTTCGTTTAAACTCTTTACCCATTGTTACATATTAGGTTATTGTTTATGTATAAATATATCAAATTAAAGAAACCGTAAATTTTAGAAGAAGATACCAAGTATTTGATTTACGGATGCAAATGTACCAGTTAATTTAAAGGTATTTCCTTTATATAAGAACACGATACCTTCATTTGGTACAATTTTTTTAGAACCACCGATTGAATTCAATCTTCCGAGTTCTAATTTAAGTTTTTCTATCTTTTTAGGGTCACCTGATTTCTTAACATCCTTGATTGTTTTATCAATTCGTTTCTTTATATCACGAACTGCAGCATCAGGATTAACTGTAAGTGCGGATGAAGTAAATTCTAATACCTCTGCACCCAATCCTAAGAAAATCTGTTCAAATTTCATTAGATTTTGTTTAGATATTTTCTTATGGTCATCTTTATCTGTTTTCTTGGCCCATTCAAGTGTTTTAGAATCAGAAATATTCTTACTATCTAATCTAAACTTCTTATCCATGAACGCCCATCTTTTAACTAACCCCATTTTGGTTTTATTATCAAGTGATGATGGTGAATTTTTATCAACCCATTGTTCCCACCATGCCTGATGGTAGTTTGCAACTCCATCTGTATCTTTTAGTTTGAATTCTTTTTGTAGTTTAGATATTTGTGATGAATATTTTCCTTTTTTCTTGGATAAATCAGTAGATTTAGGTAATTTTACAACAGGTGGGCCTTGAATCGTATAATTATCTTGAACATCTTTGTTCACTTGTTTAATCATACCTGCCAAGATTCTTGCAGCCTCACCATTTTCACCTATTGCAACACCCTCATCGTTATATTCCATCGTGCCATGGAATACAAGCAATGCTTGACCATAAGGAATTACGTTAACTGATGTTGGATATATCACTTCAAGGTTCATAAAACATGCACCTTGTTTAAAAATCTTATCTCTTTGTTTTTCTGATAAAGAAGAAATAGCATTTGAGAGGTCTTTCATAGCATAATTGTATGCATCTGATAATCCGCCTCTACCTTGAAACTTATCTGATACTCCTTTGATATCTAAAGCATTCTCACCTTTGTTTTTTAGGTGTCCTTTGTTTCTTGCTGCTACTAATCTTCCATCTCTCCATGAAATTGCTAATGCTTGACCATCAGTTTTCTCTCTTGTAAACTCAAGTGTACCTTCGAGTGCACGATTTACTATATCTTTAAGTTGTCCAAAGGTTAAATTGATATCAGTATCGAATGGGTGAGACATGTGTCCATACGCACCACCTTCTGATATCATCTTTTTATTCTCAGTTACGAATTTATGTTTCTTAGCAATACTAATTACTTTCTTTTTTTCTGATGTAGATAGTTTTTCAAAATCCTTACCTCTAAATTCTTTGTGAGAAATTACATCTAACATATCCATTACAGTTGTACGAGCCGATATTTTCTTAGTACCTTGTGGATGTGCGTTCGGATTTGAATCTTCAAACGCTAATTTTGGGTTTGAGGTTTGAAAATTCTTCTTTCTCATTACAGTTTTTGCAATAATTTGATTTGCTTGTTTAACAAATGGTATGTTTATATCGTGTCTTTTATCAGTTACAACGATTTGTTGATATTTTTCTAAGAATTCTTTAAATTTTTTCTTATATTTTGATAATCTTTTGAAAAACCCAGTCAATTCCGCATCAGATATCTCTTTTCCATTACGAGGGTCATTAACTCTATCGAAAAAGTGTTTTGTAAATTCAATATCTTCTGGTGATAGTTTCTTTTCAGCAAATTTTTCAATCTTATTTAAAGTAGATTTACTCATTTCATCTTTTTGACCAAACTTTTGTGCTTCTGCATCTCTAAGTTGAGGTAAAAATTTAAATTTAGCTCTTTTAAGAACTCTTTTCTTTTTTCTCAGTACATTTTTATGAACTATCTTTGCTTGTTGGATTGATAAATCTGATTTTGAAACGCCTGGAAATAAATCTTCCATGAATTCTTTGTAAACTTCTAAGTATGCCTTTTTGTATGCAATCTTTTTTAGTTTACTCAAAGGTTTTCTTCTATTCATGGTTCTTTTTCTTTTTCTAGCAATTGCTGCTCGTTTACCAGCCATTGCAGCCTTTCTTCTAAGTAAATCAGCAGGTCTTAATTTACCTTTACTTCTCTCATCTAACATTCCGTTCTTTTCTTGCCAAGAATCAAATGCATCAAAATCATATTCACCCTTTTGAGAATCATATCCACATGAGTGACATAAGTATTTTTCATCATCATCAGATTCTATTTCCCATTGGTGATTACATTTTTCACATTTTACCTCAGTACCTGCAAGTTCTGCAATATAATGTTCTTT